GATCTTCGGCTTCGGAGTGCCGCGCGGCGTAGCGGGCGGCGGCAGTCTCTTGGGTCTTCGATTTGGTGTTCCTCATTGCGAACCCATTCATCACTTCGGCGGGTAGAACAAGCAAGCGAAATCGGATCAAAATTCCGGGCAGCAGCCGGAATGAATGAGAGCCATGGCAGAGCGGTTGATGACGCAGGCTGAGTACGCGCGTCACCGCGGAAAGAGCCGCCAGTACATCAGCCGGTTGGCCAAGGCGGGCGTGCTGGTGATGCGGGGCGGGAAGGTGGATGCGGCGGCGTCCGATGCCGTGCTCGATGATCGGCCCGAGCCGGTCTCCGAACGTGTGACTGCGACGCCGGCGGATGTCGCGCCCACGGGAACGACCTTCACGCAGGCGAAGACTGCTGACATGGTGTTCAAAGCCAAGCTCCGAAAGATGGAATACGACCTGCGAACGGGGAAGCTGGTGGAAGCCGAAATCGTCAAGCAGCGCTGGTCGGCCATCCTGCGGCTGATCGTCGATCGCATCCTTGCCTGGCCCAATCGCCTGGCGCCCGAAGTGGCGGCACTCACCGATGAGCGTCAAGTGCGGGAGGCGATCCTGCGCGAGGCCCGGGCGCTGATCAACGACCTTCGCTCCGAAACCCAGTATGCGCGTTGAGGAGATTCAGATTCTGGCGGCCGAGGTGCTGGCGCCACCGCCCGATCTGACGGTCTCCGAGTGGGCGGATGCCAATCGCAGATTGTCGTCGGAATCCGCAGCCGAGAAAGGCGAATGGCGCACGGACCGGGCTCCTTATCAGCGGGCGGTGATGGACGCGATGGGGCCGAACAGTCCGTTCGAAACGGTCGTGATGATGTGGGCAGCCCAGTCGGGCAAAAGCTCACTTCTTGAGAACTTTCTCGGCTACGCGATTGAGCTCGATCCGGGTCCGGTGCTGCTGGTTGAGCCGCGCGAAGTGGACGCCGAGGCCTTCTCGAAAGATCGCCTGGCGCCGATGCTGCGCGACACGCCATCGCTCGCGGGCAAGGTGGCCGATTCGCGTTCGCGCGATGCCAACAACACGATCCTGCACAAGAAGTTTCTGGGTGGGTCGATCACGCTCGCTGCCGCCAACTCCCCGGCAGGTCTGGCGATGCGTTCGATTCGCTACTGCCTGCTCGATGAGGTGGACCGGTATCCGGCCAGCGCGGGCAGTGAAGGCGATCCGGTGAACCTGGCCATCACCCGCACGGCGAATTTCTGGAACCGGAAAGTGGTGCTGTGCTCAACGCCCACGACCAAGGGCGCCTCGCGCATCGAGCATTCATGGCTCAATTCGAACCAGCAGAGCTACTGGGTACCTTGCCCGCACTGCGGCGAGATGCAGGTGCTGCGCTGGGAGCGGCTGCGGTGGCCGAAGGGCGAACCCGACCGGGCGGCCTACCACTGCGAGCATTGCGCCGGCGAGATCCAGGACTGGCAGAAGCACCAGATGCTGCGAGCTGGCGAGTGGCGTGCCGCGCGGCCCGAGGTGACCGATGTGGCGGGCTTCTGGGTGAACGGGCTTTACTCCCCTTGGCGCAAGTGGGGAGCGCTCGCCAAGAAGTTCAGCGTCGACAAGCAATCGGTCGAAACCCTGCGCGAGTTCGTGAACACCGTGCTCGCCGAGCCCTGGGACGATGCGGCCGAAACCACCGTCGACCAGGCTACGGTGATGGCGCGCCGGGAACACTACCGGGCGGCGGTTCCCTATGGCGCCGTGGTGCTTACGGTGGGCATCGATGTCCAGAAGGACCGGCTGGAACTGGAGTTGGTCGGCTGGGGGCGTGGCGAGGAATCGTGGTCGATTGAGTATCGCGTACTGCCGGGCGATCCCTCGGGTGCGTTGGTGTGGCAGGAACTCGATACGTACCTGGAGCGCCGCTGGCAGCACGAGACGGGTATCTCGCTTCCCGTGGCTGCGTGCGCGATTGACTCGGGCTACGAATCGCAGGCTGTATATGAGTTCTGCCGAACGCGCTACCACCGGCGCATCTTTGCGGTGAAGGGCAAGGGCGGACCGTTGCCCGTGTGGCAGCGCAAACCAACGGCACGCAACATCCGCGGCGAGAAGCCCTGGATTGTCGGCACGGATACGGCGAAGGAAACGATCTACGGGCGGCTGAAGAATCCGACACCCGGAACGCCCGGCTACTCTCACTTCCCGGCAGAGCGCGGGGAAAGCTACTTCGAACAACTGCTAGGCGAGGTGCTGATTACGACGTATGCCAAAGGCCAGCCGAAACGCGAGTGGCGGCCGAAGCCTGGCGTTCGCCAGGAAGCGCTCGACGCCCGGGTCTACGCTTATGCGGCGCTGCGGGCGTTGGTCTCCATGGGCCTCTCGCTCGACAACGAGGCTGACCGCATCCTGGTTGCAAACCATCCACGTCCGGTGCCCGAGGATGATCCCGACCGGGAGAAGTGGCTCGGGAACCGCCGAAAGAACTGGTTATCACGATGAAGGTGCGCAGTCAGAATCAGAGCCATTCAACGGGCAATACCCCGCGCGGCGAGGCCTGGGAATATCTCACTGTCACCGGTGAGGCGGAATCTCCCGCGTTGCTCGCCGAGCATGGCGCGCAAGGGTGGGAACTGGTTTCCGTGGTCCGCGAGTTTGGCACCCGGGCGACGTTCTACTTCAAGCGGAGACGCGCATAGATGGCCTGGACCCAATCACAGTTCGATGCCATCGAAGCAGCGATCGCGAGTGGAGAGCTCACCGTTCGTTTCGGGGATCGCACGGTCACCTACCGCTCTGTGGATGAACTGCTGCAGGCGCGGGCGGTGATCAAGGAATCGATCGACGCGGGCACGGGCAAGGTGACCGATCGGTTTTCGTTCGCGCAAACCTCAAAGGGATGAACTGGCTCGACAATGCCATCACATGGTTCGCCCCCGAGGTGGGTCTGCGGCGGATGCGCGCACGGCGTGCATCGGATCTGATTCGCCTGGCGTACGAAGGTGCCCGCTCCGACCGGCGCACCGGCGGCTGGGTGACTTCGGCCAACTCGGCCAACGCCGAAATCGGTGTGGCACTTACCAAGCTGCGCGAACGCTCGCGGGATCTCGTGCGGAACAACGCCTATGCGGCGCGGGCAGTGGCGGAGATTGTGGGGAATGCCATCGGTACCGGCATCACGGTGCAATCCCGCAGCGGAGATGCCACGCGCGACGCTGCGACCAACGAAGCCTGGGCCAAGTGGGCGCAGACCTGCGATGCCGATGGGCAACTGGACTTCGCGGGCATCCAGGCGCTCGTGGCGCGGACCGTAGTCGAGAGCGGGGAGTGCCTCGTACGCCTCCGGCTTCGGCGCCCGGGCGATGGCTTTGCCATTCCGCTTCAACTGCAGGTGCTTGAGCCCGACTTTCTCGACCAGACGAAGACCCAGAAGACCGATACGGGCTACATCATCCAGGGCGTCGAGTTCGACCGGCTTGGCCGTCGCATCTTCTACTGGCTCTATGGCCAGCATCCGGGCGACGTGGTGCAAACGGGCTTGCGCGCTGGTTTGGGCCTCCATTCCGTACGCGTGCCGGCATCCGAAGTCCTGCACATCTACCGCAAGGACCGCCCAGGCCAGGTACGTGGCGTGCCGTGGCTGGCGCCCGTAATCGTCAAGTTACGCGACCTCGATGAGTACGAGGAAGCCGAGCTCGTTCGCAAGAAGATCGAAGCCTGCTTTGCCGCATTCATTACGCAACCACATGGCCCAGATGGCCTCCCCATTGCGCCCAGCACGACGGATCCGGCAACAGGCAAACGTGTGGAGAGCTTCGAGCCCGGCATGATCGAGTATCTGAAGCCCGGAGAAGAGATTTCCTTTGCGGCGCCATCGGCATCAGCGGGCTATCGCGATTACGTTGCCGCTAAACAGGCGCAGATCGCCACCGGGCTGCAGTTGACCTACGAGCAACTGACCGGTGATCTGTCGCGCGTGAACTATTCGAGCTATCGCGCCGGGCTGCTCAGCTTCCGCAATGGCATCGAAAGCTTTCGCTGGCTCACGTTCATTCCGATGTTCTGTACGCCGGTGTGGGAGCGCTTCGCGCAGGTGGCTTACCTCGCCGGATTGATTGCGGAACCCGAAACGGCACCCGCCGAATGGACGCCGCCCGGCTTCGGCACGGTGGATCCCTACAAAGACTCCGTCGCCACGCTCAACCGGCTCCGCACCGGCACACTCACCCTGCGCCAGGCGATCGCCGAGCAGGGTTACGATCCCGACGCGCAGCTTGCGCAAATTGCCGAGATCAACCAATTGCTCGATGAGCGCGGCATTGTGCTCGATTGCGATCCGCGGCGTGTCACCCAGGCGGGTGCTCAGCAGAAGGAACTTAGCGAATGAACGAACAGACCCCAACCCGCGAGCGACTGGCCGCGGAATTCGAAGCGCTCTCGCCGGCGAGCCGCGAGGACCGCACCGCCACGCTCACCTGGTACACCGGCACCGCCGTGCGACGCTTCGATGGCCGGGGCTCCTACGAGATGCGCTTCTCGATGGACCCAGCCTCCATCCGCATGGGACGCATGGCCAGCGGGTCGGCGCCGCTCTTGAACTCTCACCGCGACTTCACCGTCGATGACGTGATTGGCGTGATCACAAAAGCCTGGGTCGAGAACGGCATCGGCAAGGCAACCGTGCGGTTCTCCAAGCGTGCCGAGGTCGACCCCATCTGGCAGGACGTCCAAGACGGCATCCTGCGCAACGCCTCGATGGGTGTGGCGATTCACGGCATCGAAGATGTCACGCCGAGCGACGCAACGCTGCGCCAGGTACTGGTGACCGATTGGGAACCCGAGGAAGTCTCCCTGGTTCCCATCGGCGCCGACCCGGGCGCGGGATTCCGGTTTCAACGGGCAACAGGCCCACAGGAGGAAACGATGGAGGAAACAACCCTCATCGAGACGGGCACCGAGGCCCGGTCGGAGATCAACATGGATGCCGAGCGACAGGCGGCAGCGCTGGCCGAGCGCACACGCATCCAGGAACTGGAGAAGGTGGGTCGCGCGGCGGGGCTCGATGCCAAGCTGGTGGCGCAGCACGTCGAGGCAGGCACCACCGCGGATGAGTTCCGCAAGCTGGCCCTCGAAGAGTTGGCACGGCGCAGTGGGGACACACCCATCCGCAGTGCGGCTGCCGACATCACGCGCGATGAAGCGGACACCCGACGCGTAGGCATTGCAGCCGCGTTGCTCCACCGCTACGATCCCGCGCTGTTCCCCTTCCGGAACGATCTGGGACGGGACTTTGCCGGCCAGACGCTGCTCGATATTGGGCGCGAGTGCCTCGATGCTGTAGGCACGCGCACCCGCGGTATGGCGCGCCATGAGATCGCGAAGCTTGCGCTCTCGACCTCGGACTTCCCGCACATCCTGGCCGATGTGGCGAACAAGACCCTGCGGCAGGCCTATGATGCCTACCCGCGCACCTTCCTGCCCTTCTCGCGGCGCCGCTCTGCAGTCGACTTCAAGAACATCAACTCGGTGCAGTTGGGCGAGGCGCCGAGTCTGCAGAAGGTAAACGAGAAGGGCGAGTTCACGCATGGCTCGATCGCCGAATCGAAGGAAACCTACAAGCTCGCCACCTATGGCCGGATCGTTTCGATCACCCGGCAGGTGATCATCAACGATGATCTCAGCGCCTTCACCCGCATCCCGGCGGGCTTCGGTGTGGCGGCGGCGACGCTCGAAAGCGACACCGTCTGGGGCATCATTACTTCGAACCCCAACATGGGCGACGGGGTGGCGCTGTTCCATGCCAACCACGCGAACCTGCTCACCGGCGCAGGCACGGCGCTCGCGCTCACCGGGCTTGGCTCCGCCATGGCGGCGATGGCAAAGCAGAAGGGTCTTGATGGCGTGACGGTGCTGAACGTGCAGCCGCGCTACGTGGCCATTCCCGTCGCGCTGCAACTCACCGCCTTCCAGTTGATTGCCTCGAACTTGGCGCCGGCACAATCGGCCAACGTGGTACCCGAATACATCCGGGCGCTCACGCCGATTGCCGAGCCGCGCCTCGACGCTGCCAGCACCGGCGCCTGGTATCTGTTCGCTTCGCCCGACCAGATCGACACCATCGAGTACGCCTACCTCGAAGGGCAGGATGGGGTCTACATCGAAACCCGGCAGGGCTTTGACGTCGATGGCGTTGAGATCAAAGCCCGGCTCGACTTCGGCGCCAAGGCCATCGACTGGCGCGGGATGCAAAAGAACGCCGGATCGTAATCGAGGAGGAAACTCATGAGAAATTTCATTCAG